TACCGGCAGGTTCTACTAGTGTTTACGACCAAGTTATGGGTAAAAATGCTAAGAGACCATTCTTGCACGTTAGATATAGAGCTTCAGAAACTGAAGACAGACGTTACAAGACTTGGATTACAGGTTCTGCAGGTGGTGCAGCCACTACAGACATTGATGAGATGAGAGTTAATTTCTTATCTGAAAGATGTGTTTGTGTTATGGGTGCAAACAACTTTGTATTATTCGAAGAGTAGTATAAACAATAATGATAAGGGTACCTTCGGGTACCCCTATCTTTTTTATAATATAATTAAATTTTAATCTAATGAAAAACAAAAAAGAAATTAAAGACCGAGCCTATAGGCTCACACGAGGTAAAGCTCCACTAAGTTTTATGCTTCCCTCAAAAAGTACAAAACGTAAACCACTCCTCTACTTTGACGAAGAGAACGGTGTAAACCGTGAATTAAGATACGCAACCAATCAACAGAGTCCTTTTAAAGAAGAGCAAGATGGCAATGCTATTGTTACTCCTATTGTATTTGAAATGGGTTTATTAAATGTTCCTAAAAGAAATCAGGCACTACAAAGTTTTTTATCTTATCACCCATTAAATGGAAATAAGTTTGAAGAAGTAGATTTAGCTAAAGATGCTGCAAAAGTTGTAGAAGACTTAAATGTAGAAGTTGATGCTTTAATAGCAGCTAAAGAATTGTCTATTGAGCAAATGGAAATGATAGGTAAAGTAATACTACATGGTAATGTATCTAAAATGTCTACTGCAGAATTAAAAAGGGATATGTTAATGTATGCTAAGAATTATCCACAAGATTTTTTGAATGCGATTAGTGACCCATCAATCCAACTAAACTCAACTATTCAAACCTTTTTTGACGAAAAGTTTTTAATATTTAAAAATCAAAAAAAGGATGTATACTTTAATCTACCTTCAAACAAGAAGAGATTGGTAACCATTCCGTTTGGTGAAGACCCAATATATGTTTTGTCATCATACTTTAAAACTGATGAAGGTATTGACAAGTTAGAATACTTGGAAAAAAAGCTTGTTTAAAATCTTTATCTTTGTACTTTATTAACCTCATAAATTTTTTATTATGAATAAATATGCAGAAATAACGACCACAAGTGGGTCGGGGCTTATTTCTATAATGAATGTTGCGTCTTGCTATATTAATGCAAGTGATGACGTAATCATTGATTATAATAATGGGTCTAGCATCGCTATTGCATCAGCAGCAGCGTTAGTACAAAAAGACGCAGATACATTATTTAGCGTCATCGCAAGTGCTCAAGAACAGAAATGGAGCAAGGTAAAGTATGCAGTTCCACCATTAAGTGAACCTGTAAACGCATTAACATTCACCTTTTAAAACTTAGAAACTATGATGAATAAATTTTTAAAAATGGGAGATTATGTTTTTGGGGGGTCCGTGGTGTACGTTGGCGTAAGTGGGGGTACTTTAACCCTTAACTATGCGGACAAGCAAATTAATCTTACCGGAGCAGGAAGTTTTGTGGCAGAAGATAAAACTGCTGTTGAAAATGCTCTTGTAGCTGTTTGGGGACAATCGTATACGGAATCAACAATTAAAGTAAACCTAAGTCAAGCAATAACAACAGTTGCATAACAATTGTTTTATTAACACACTATAAGAGGACTAAAAAATTAGTCCTCTTTTTTTTTTGTTTATCTTTGTATAAAAGATTTATAGATGATAAATTCAGTTAGGAATACGGTCTTGTCTATTCTGAATAAAAATAATTATGGTTATGTTTCTCCAACAGATTTTAACTTGTTTGCTAAACAAGCACAATTAGATATTTTTGAGGATTACTTTTACCAATATAATTATCAGATTAACAAAGAAAACTCAAGACAATCAGGTACAGGATATGCCGATATTAAAAAAGGTTATGAAGAAGTAATAGATACATTTTCTATAACTTCAGATTTAATTCAAGTGACTCCCGGAACACCGGGGTCAAATACTTTTTTCATGCCTAGTGTAGCTACTACAGGTTCTGACTATTACCTTATTAATAAAGTACTATGTGGGGTTAATTTTAGAGAAGCGGAAAGAGTTCATCAGAATAAAATAACATTATTGTCTCAGTCATTATTGACTGCGCCTAGCACAATGTATCCTGCTTATTCTCAGCAAGGCGGTGTGATTACTATCTTACCCACAACTTATCAGAATGTAGGAGATATATCCTGCCAATACATTAGGTATCCTAAAAACCCTGTTTGGACTTATATTACCTTAGCGGCAGGAGAGCCTGTATTTGACCAAACTGCTGCAGACTACCAAGATTTTGAGCTACCTCTTGATGATGAGCCTTCTTTAATTATGAAAATATTACAATATGCAGGAATGTCAATCAGGGAAATAGAGGCTGTTCAATTTGCAACAGGGCAAGAAAATATGGAAACCCAAAAAGAAAAGTAAACCATGGCTTATATAACACAATATAAATATTACGAAAATGACGGTAACTTTCCTGAAGATGCTAATTGGGGTTCATACCAATATGTAAGTCTACAGGATATTGTAACTAATTTTGAGTTAATGTATTCCGGAAATCATTCTCTTGTAAACAACGAAGAAAGATATAAAATATTGTTTCATGCAAAAAGAGCAATACAAGAATTAAACTATGATGCTTTTAAAGAAATTAAAGTTTTAGAGTTAGATGTTTGTAAAACATTAAGATTTGTATTACCATCCGACTATGTAAATTGGGTTAGAATATCTGTGTTTAAAAATGGAATATTATATCCTTTAACAGAAAACATACAAGTAAACTATGCTAAGGCGTATTTACAAGATGATAAGTGCAGGATATTATTTGACCAAGATGGGAATATATTAAAACCTGAGAACTCAAATTTAGATTTAGCAAGAATAACAGGGGGCTTAAAAAGCTTATACCTAAACGATAATAGTATATTTGATGGTGAGCTAGGTTATAACTGCGATGGGTGTTGGTATTTTGATTATGAAATTGGTGCAAGGTTTGGTTTAAATACAGAAACTGCAAATGCAAATCCTACTTTTAGAATAGATAAGCAATCAGGAGTAATTAATTTTAGCTCAGGAATGTCCGGACAATCTTGTGTTTTAGAGTATGTTTCGGATGGTATGGAAAATGGAGACAACACTAAAATAACCGTTAACAAATTATTTGAAGAATACATTTATTCATATATTGAATTTGCTATATTAAATTCTAAAGTAGGTGTACAAGAATATATTATTAATAGAGCACGAAAAAGAAAAAGTGCCCTGCTAAGAAACTCCAAAATAAGAATAAGCAATATACATCCGGGTAGACTACTCATGAGTCTTAGGGGAAGAGATAAATGGATAAAATAATATGGCGAATTTAAAAAGAAATTTTGTTGCCGGTAAAATGAATAAGAGTCTCGATGAAAGACTTTTACCTAATGGTCAGTACATAGATGCCGTTAATGTTCGTTTGGGTTCTACTGAAGCTTCAGAAATAGGAGCTGTAGAGTTGTCTAAAGGTAATAGTAGACTAACTACTCTTTCTTTTAACAACACAAATCTATCTTCTTCAGCTAAGTGTATAGGAGCTTTCGAAAACGGAGAAAATGAAAAACTTTATTGGTTTGTACACGACCCTGCTTTTCCTAACGGAGCTACAGGTAAATGTGATATGATTGTTTCTTTGGACACAAGTTCAGACGTAGTAACTTATCATGTTGTTAGTATTGATGATGGAGGTGGAGTAAATACAACATTAAACTTTAGTGATAAGGAATTAATGATAGGAGTTAATATTATTGAGAATCTTTTATTTTTTACAGATAATTTTAATCCTCCTAGATTTATAAATGTTTCTCCCCCAACCCCTAATCCATATCCTAATCCTATATTAAATATAGACCAATTTTCAGCAAAGGTTTTTTTAGTAATTAAAGAGCCACCTGCTAATGCTCCATTTATTTCTCCTATTGCATCTAGCAATGCTAATAATTATTTAGAAGACAGGTTTGTTTGTTTCGCTTATAGATATAGATATGCTGATAATGCATTTTCAGCAACCTCTCCATTCTCAAATGCAGCTTTTATTCCGGGACCTTTTGATTTCCGATTTGATACATTTTTAAACGGAGGAATGTTAAACACGGCTAATATAGTCCGAATTAATTATAACACCGGAGGTCCTTTAGTTTTGGGTATTGACTTATTGTTTAAAGACAATAGTACCAATGTTATAAAAGTAATAGAGTCTTTTAATAAAGCTGCTCTAGGTTTACCTAATAATAGCACACAAACTTACACTTTTAGTAATAGCAAAGTTTTTCAAGTATTGCCGGATACAGAAATATTTAGAACATTCGACAATGTTCCGCTAAAAGCTAAAGCTCAAACATTAATGGGTAATAGATTAATGTACGGAAATTACTTTGATGGAAATGATTTAGTTGATAAAAATGGGAGTCCTCTAAAATTAGAATATTTTACAAGTAGTTCTTCTACACCTGTTGATAGTGGGGAATTACCCATCACATTAGAAACAGGGACATATAATATAGACCCATCAAATCAAGGAACTACAATTCCAAGCTCTGTAATGACTTTAGATTTCACAAATTTAGATTTAGTGCAAGGGGCTTCTTTTACTTTAGATGCTGACTTAAACCACGCACAGTTTACAAGTGGGTCCTTGTCAGACACAAATGATAACATCTCTATTGATTTTACATTTTTACTTCCTGCATCATATGCTGATGCATATACTATGGCAAACTCACAGGAGTTTATAGATGCCGTCCAATTACTTGAACCTGTTTTTGCCGACTCTTGTAATGGAACTTCAATGAGTGACCAATTTAATTGTGATGCACTTCAGACTTTAGATGGCACATATAATAAAACAGGAAGTGGTACGGTAGCTTTAAATCAAGGATTTTTAATTATAACATCTCAATCTACTCCTAATATTATAAAAATACAAATCAATGCGCTACAGTATACTGAAACAGGACCACCTGTAGACGAGGTGTATGAGTATCAAAGTATCTCAATAGTTAATGGAGAGTATACTAAAATAGCTAATGCTACTAGCCTACATAGTAATAGAGGATATGAGGTTGGAATAATATATTTAGATGAATTTTCTAGAGCATCAACTGCTTTAGTTAGTGAAAATAACAATGAACACTTTGCTTGTGGTAGTTCCACAAATCAGAATAAAATACAGGTACAAATACCTCCATCCCAAACACCACCGTCTTGGGCAAGGTATTATAAGTTTTGTATAAAAGCAGATAAAGAAAATTATAATACAATCTATACTAATTTATTTTTTGAAGATACCACCTTAGGTTCAACTTGGTTTTTACTAGAAGGGGAGAACAGCAGAAAAATAGAAGAGGGAGATGAGCTTATAGTAAAGAAGGATACAGAAGGACCAATGAATTCCTGTACGAGAGTGACGGTTTTAGCTAAGGAGGCTAAGGGGCGAAACTTTATTCAACCTCCACCTGTAGACGATGCAGGGAATCCTATAGGGGGTACTGATAGTGACGGAAATGAATTACCGGGAGTTCCGGCAGGAACATATATGAGGTTAAGGACTAATCAGTTCACAACTGCTTCAGGAGATAACCCTATTAGTTCAGCCGAGGCTGCAGGTGATGCAAAAGGGAGAGGTGCAAATGACTGTAAAACATTAAGATTAGATGTTGGAAGCATACCCAATCCTTCTACACCCACAACACCATACGACCCCCTTGACCCATTAACATATGAAAAAGTGGATTTAGATGTACCGGCAGGTTCAACATTATCCGTAAGTATTAACAACTTAAGAAGAGGTGGGAGTGGTAATGCTTGTGAATTAAGGGAACTAATAACAGAAGTGACTGTAACTGCATCGCAAGATTATGTTAATATTTTTGATTTCTTTATTGCTCAAAATATATATGGAGCAATGGTTTCTGCCACAAGAAATAGAACCGATAGTGGAGATTCACCTCCGGAGTTAGATTTTCCTAACCAAACTTTACAAACTTCTAACCCTAGTATTCCTTGTAATGGTAATGTAACTATTGCATGGGAAAGAGAAGGACAGACAGCAGGGCAACTTGGGCAACTTATATTTTTTGCGAAGTCAAGTTATTCTTGCGGAAGCAATAATAATAGAAAAACTAGGATTACTGCATCAATGACATTGATTCGTAGGAATACTTTAGTAGTATTTGAGTCAATCCCTCAGGATGCAGCTCCCGACTTATGGTATGAGAGTGCCGACACATTTAATATTATTACAAATGACAACACCTGTAGTTTTACTTTAAGTGTAGATGCTGCCGAACCAAACTCTATTCAGTTTGATTACCTTGACCAAAATAATCAGAGTGCATCTATTACGGTGGCTCCTAGTCAGAGTGCATCAAATATTGTAGGTGTATGCGGAAGTATGGTAATAAGTCCAACAACCCCTCCGGTTAACTCCTCAAACATAACTATAGATAGCCTAACTTTAACAGCAGGAACCCATAGTGGTAATGTTCAAAATCAAACCGCAACTCAAAATGCAATTATTAATACTGATTTTTTTAATTGCTATACGTTTGGAAATGGTGTTGAAAGTAGCAAGATAAGAGACTCAATAGTTGGAAAACCTTTAGAGTTTGGAAACAGAACAACTAGTACAACAGAAAAAGAATTTGAATTAGCACACAGGTTTTCTGATATAACCTATAGTGGGGTATATAATGCGGAGAATAATGTTAATAAACTAAATGAATTTAATTTAGGACTACTTAATTTTAAAACTCTTGAGGATGAATATGGTCCCATAACCCTAATGGATGGAAGGGCTACAGATATTCTTGTTTTACAAGAAGATAAAATTTCTTATGTTCTTACAGGTAAAAATTTATTAAGCGATTCTACAGGTGGTGGTGCGGTAACCTCTGTACCACAAGTTCTTGGTACTCAAATCGCAAGAATTGAAAATTATGGAAACAGTAATAACCCTGAAAGCTATGCTAAGTGGGGGGCTGATAAATTCTTTACAGATGCTAAACGTGGGGCTGTACTTCAATTAAAAGGAAGTTCCGCACAGAACGAATCTCTTCAGGTAATATCAGATACAGGTATGCGTTCTTATTTTAGAGATTTATTTATTAGTGGATTTAATACTTTTAAGTTTGGGGGATATGACCCCTACATGGATGAGTATGTATTATCTAATACACCTATTGAAATACCGGTTCCTGAAACGCAAATACCCTGCGGTCTTACAAGAAGTTTTACTTTTTGTAAAGGAACAAGCGAAGAATTTTTGTATGATTTAGGTGCAGACGTAGGAAATGTGGAGGTCGACTTTACAGTAGAAGGTATGATTGCAGGACAAACATTTGATGTTAGTGCTGTATACCCTGACCCTAATGGTGCCCAAGTATTCTCTCAAACTATTTCAGCAGATGGTTCTTATGCAATTACTTTTAATAAAAATCTTGTAAATGAAAGTTTAGTAAGAGTTCTTTTTGAAAATCTTACTTCCGATGGAACTACTCTTTGTATAAACATTAACCTTACAGTTTTCTGTCCTAATGCGGTTCAAATGAATATTATACAAGTGGCATTAACCTCTAACAATGAAGCAGGGAAATTTATACATGATGAATACAGATGGAATGATACCACGTTTTTAAGTGCTTTACAATCAGAGCAAATAGAATTTCAATCCGGACAAGGGCTCATAGTTTCTCAATTTACTCAGATAAGCGGAGCACAGGGTGGAAACATAGCCCCTGCAGATGGAGCAATTGTAAGTATTATTTCTAATAAAATTTCATCAATTGGTGATGATTTTGATTTTAGTGTAAATGACAATGAGTTTAGATTTTTAAGAACTAGCACTACATATCTTAATACTCCAACAAGCATTGCAAGTTTATTAGCAGCTTCAACTCAAACCTCAAATGTAACAGGTCAGGGGAATCAGTTTATGGGAACATTTACTATGCCAACTAGTTCTGACTCTAATTTATATTTAATATATGATTATAGAAAATCAACACAAGCAGAGCTGTGTTATTCTAGTACCGATGAAGATGATGCCTGTTGTGGGTGTTCTTCAGGAACTACTCCTTCAAACAGAAATGCAACTTTATGTAGGTCATATGAAAGTGGTGTTATAACAAATACTTCAAGTAGCCCGGATAATGTGGTTATAGCTGTTGCTGCAGGAGTTACAAACGGAACCTTTGTTACATTAAATGGCGTTGACTCTGATTGTGAATACCTAGTGGGTGCAGAAACTTCTTCGTCACCTACTCATACAGTAAATAATATTATTGTAAGTCAAACATCATGTAGTGAAAGCTCAGGTTCATATGTTGTAACGGCAGGAAGTAATGGCGGAGGTATTACTTATACCACAGCTCTTGGGGTAACTCAATCAATTACCCTTGAAGGAAATGCTCCATCTTTTACATTATGTGCTACCGATATAGTATCGGATGGGGTAAGTGGAAACACTATCTCTATAGAATTTACCGATTGCGGTTGTGCGAGTAATAATCTTGAACTACAAAGGTGTGATTTATTAGAGGCTGCAGGAGACCCTCCTCAAATTGAAGTTATGGCAAATGACGGAACTATCCTAGTAGGAGATTTTGTAGACGGAACAGGTCCTGATGCCGGGTGCTTGTATAGGGTTATTGCATACACTACAAATGCTATAACAATAACAGGAAGTAAAAGCACACAAACAGCTTGTACAAATCAATGTAATACATATATTTTAATTAATAGCACCGGTTTAAAAACTGAAAATCAATCATATATAGATTGTAATGGTAATTCGGATTTTGTAACTTTAGCTCCCGGTGCAAGTGCTACTATTTGTATAAAAAATTCAAATTTTATTTTAGCTAACGGAATCTCTTTAAACTTTGAAAACTGTGGTTGTGCAGCACCCCAACAAATAATTCAGAAATAAAAAATATGGCACAATTAAATACATATTATTTAGATGGAACAACATTACTTACTAGCACATCAGTTTTTCAAGATGCTGCTTTAACTACTGTGTCTGCAGATGGGTGGTATTCAGACTCTACCAACTATAGACAACTTATCAATGGTATTCTAGGACCTGTTGTATCTTGCCCTAGCTGTAATGTTGCGTGTGGCACCGGTTTATCTTTTAGCGGAAGCAATGGGTTGTTTCAGTTAGACTATAGTCTAGGAACAGATTTAGGTGCTATAATTGTGTATTTTAATCCTCAAGCTGTGGTGGATGGAATACAAACTAAGTTAGGTAGTACAATATACAACAACGCCACAAGCCCTCAGTTTGGATATGTTGGAGATGGGAGTAGGTTTAATTTCCTTGGAGACCAAAATGCTACAGGAGCAGCAGATATAGGACCAACATTAGATTTGGGGGGATATACTAATCAAGATTTTTACTTAGCAGATTCTTCAGGTGCTTTTCCACAGACCCCTACAAACCAAAACGGAGTTGCACAAGGAACAAGTGCCGATGTAAATACAACTACAGCAACACCGGGCTATTGTACTATAGTGATTCCTCGTACCGATTATACTAATCCAAATATAACTTTATTAGTTTTTGGTCCTCCCGGGACATCAACAGCTTGGAATGTAGAAGTGAATTGTCCTGTTCTTTTAACATCAACACCTTCCGGTAATAAGGATGTAAATTGTGAACAAACTTCAACATACCCTAATTTAATATATGTTGCACCTAACTATAATGGAACGGCAGGGGAACCGGCTGTCCACGAGTTTGCTTTTAGAGATGCTAGTGGGGTTACCCTACAAGGGGCAGGTACTTATGTAATAAATCCACCATCAGGTAAGAAACAAATAACAGTATCAAGTGACGGAGTAATAACTAATGTAATAACTTGCTAATATGATACCAATAACTGAACAATATAAAAGAACTTTAACTTATAGCGAATCATCTAAAGGATTCCCTTCTTTTTATTCTTTTAATCCTGAATGGATAATAGGAATGAATCAGTTTTTATATACGTTTCAAGGTGGTAATCTGTTTAGACATAATACAAATTCCATAAGAAACAACTACTATGGTCAACAGTTCCCTGCAAGAATTACAAGTGTGTTTAATGAACGTCCTTTAGAGAATAAAATATTTAAAACTTTAAACTTAGAAAGTGATGAACCTTGGTCTGCTACTTTTACTTCGGATATTCAATTGTTTGGAGAAATAGCCTCTACTTATTTTGAACAGAAAGAAGGAGCATGGTTTGCATTCTTAAGAAGTAATAGCCCTACAGGTGGTGTGGGGACAACAACGGCAACCATACCAAGTGGGGCTAACTTAAACATGAGAAGTGTTAATGGGATAGGCACTTGTACTTCGTTTGAAACCTTGGCAGTTAATGCTATTAAAATATTCTTTGATATAAACGTACATATAGGTAGCTTATATAATTTAGGGGATTTTGTTTATTATGTAAACCCACAGACAGGGAGTGAGCCTCAATTTGTTGGAACTCTTGTTAGTAAGGATATAGACTTTACAGCTCAAACAAATACAATAACAATAAATTCTACAAATACAGGCACATATCCTGCGCCTCAACCAACCTTTGTTGGTATACCGGTGAATGGTTATTTTTTCACTTTAAAAAACCCTATAGCTGAATCTCATGGGATATTAGGTCACTATGGAATATTCGAGCTAACTTTAGAATCTACTCAGGCTTCTGAGTTATTTGTGGTAGAAAGTGAGACAATGAAATCTTTTCCTTAATTTTAGTATCTTTGTAAATAATATGGGTATATTTTCGCTATTAAAGCCAAGGAAAAAGTATAGACCTGAAGAAGTTCTAAATGCTGTACATTATAATCGTGGATTATTGTGGGAAAAAATAGAACAATTTAAACTTCAGTTAAGTGCATTAGAAGGGGCTGCTACTCATGAGGTTGGTAAGCCACAGGAAAAGGATATGCGAGAAAACTACCCATTAAAACATCATTTTGAAGGTGGTTTATATACAAGAGAAGTGTTTATGCCTAAGGGTCATGTAATAGTTTCTTTTATACACAAAAAAAAACATCCTTCTTTTTTATTAAAAGGTAAAGTTTCGTACTTAAATGATGATGGGGTTATTGAAACTGTAAAAGCTCCTCATACGGTTTTTACTCAAATTGGCACCCAAAGAATATTTTATATTCATGAAGACTCTATTTGGACTTGCGTACACAAAACAAACGCAACGACAGTAGAAAAAGCAGAAAAAGAATTATTAGCAGAATCTTATAAAGAGCTGCCAAAAAAAATTATAAATAAAAATTTAGAATTATGTCAGCAATAGCATTAGGTATAGCAGGATTAGTTATTGGGGCAACAGGCACAGGGATGTCTTTTGCACAAATGGGAAAGGCTAAGAGATTACAAAGAGATGCAGAATCAAAAGCTGACCGAGCTATGGCAGAAGCTAGGAAAAGATTAGATGTTAATTACCTAGATGAATTGGCTATACAAAAAGAACCTTATGAATTAGCAAGAGAAGCAGCTTTACAACAGGGTGCGACTGCAATTGCTGCAGCACAGCAAGGAGACCAAAGAGGGATTGCTGCTAGTGGCGGAAGGTTAACAGTAGCCCAAGATGCAGCTCAGGGGCAAATTAGAAGTCAAATGGGTGCAGAGCTGAGTAAATTAGATAAGTTAGTTGCAGAAGAAGATAGTAGGCTAAGAGATTTAAATGTTCAACTAGACTTAGGGGAAGTAGCCGGGTTTCAAGCTCAGGCTGCTAATCAAGAGCAATTAAAAAACCAAGCTATGGCTCAGGGTATTCAGGGTGCAGTTGGAACCATACAAAGCGGTTTGAGCTTAGTTCCATTATACAAACAAAACCAAGCTGCTCAACAACAAGCTATTGGAGATACACAATACACACAGGCTCAAGTCGATAATTTTGATGATGTAAGTTTTACTAAAAGAGAAGGTGGTTTCCTAGGTATAGGGGGAGAAAAAATACAATATGATTTAGGTATTGGAGATACTGCTGCAATATCTTCATTAAGCCCCGGGGCATATAGAAAGTTTAAAAGACAATTACAACCTAACCAATCAAATGTTGTTTTCGGTTCTCAATTCCAAGACATTTATAACACACAACAAAATTTAGGAGTAGCCGACCCTAATAATCCTGCAGCAAGTACAGATGAAATAAAAATACAACAAGCTAAAGCATCCGGTAGGTTTATGAAAAACGATGGTACAGGTAATATGATTGCAATGACTGACGATGAGATAAAACAAGCCTTGGGTATTAAATAAAAAAATAAATAAATGGCAGCCAATACAGGATATGGATATGTTGAAAGACAAGCCGAGGACCAAATAAATTGGTCTGCGGTAGCAACACAATTTAATGAAACATTAAAGGGAGAATTTGCAGCAAGAGAAGCAAAGAAAGCAGCTCTAGATGAGTCAGCTCGTCAGATGCAATTAAACCTACAAAACGCACCATCAGGCGATTACATAGAAGCTAATGAGTTTGCAACACAATTTGCTGCCGATGGTTCAGCTACTATGTTAGCTGCTAACCGTGCGTTAAAAGCAGGTATCCTACAGCCAAGACAATATTCTTTAATTAACGCCAACCTACAAGACTCAACAAATAAAATATTTGGAATGGCTAAACAATACCAAGCAGCCTACACCGAAAAAAAAGAAAGATTAGGAGCTATGGACCCATCAAAAAGGTCTCAAGCTTTAGAAGCTTGGAAGATGGAACAAGCTGAGGGGTTATTTAATATAAAAAATACCAAAGCTCTCGTCAACCAAAACAATGGTATGGTAAGTATAGGTCATTGGGAAAATGGGAAAATGGATGAAGACCCTAGTTCGTTTATGACAGTTAACCAACTTACAGGAGCACTTAATGAGAAATTTGATTACTTCGATATTGATGCCCAAGTAAAAAGTGATGTAGACGGATTAGGAATGATAGACGACTTAGCATTTAATTATGCAGGGCAAGGTGGTCTAGAAACTATTATAAAAACTAGTTCTCAAGGTGGTAAATTTGCAGGAGATAAAGCACTCCTGAAAGATTATCAAGAATGGTTAGATTTAACATCAGACGAAATGATGGTTAATCCTCTCCATGTATCTTCTATTCTTACAGAACAATCTGTTAAAGCTCCAAACGGAAAAGACTATACCTTTACATACGATGAAACTGAGTTTAAAGCACAAGGAGCTGATGGTAATTTAATTTATGTTGATAGAACTAATAGCCAAAATGGAGAACTTGTATTTAAAGATGAGCAAGAAGGAGTAGTTAAGGAAGTTATAAAGGAAAAATTAAATTCTGCTATTGACAAAAAAATAAATGTTCAAGCTAGTAGAAAAGGGTATGAACCCAAAACTGTGGCAGATGACAAAAAAGAAAAGAAAAAAGACGAAAGCACTTTAAATATGTTATCTTCTATTTACTATGGAAACTCAACAGATATTGATGCAGCCGAAACTTACTTTAGAGATAATATTCAAAATGCATCTAAGGTTAATAAAGTAGGAGACCAAATAGTAGTAACATTTAATGATGGGACAACCAAGACGGTTGACTTAATAGATGCTCAAGGAAATCCATTAGGGTTTGAGCAATTTGCTAAATCAGCAACATTATTAACAGGCATATCAAATATAGATGATTCAGTAGATATAGGTGGAGGAATAAAATCAGGTGTTGTCGAGTCTGTTGCTTCAGGAAAGGAAGGGACAGTAGTTGTAACTTTCGCTGACGGAAGAAAAGAAACAAGAAAAGGAAAGATAACAGATGAGTTCTATGTAAACTTAGATAATGAATTAAATAAAACTAATCCTGATAAATCTAAACTTACTTTAGAGTATGGTTCAATTTCTCAAGGAACAGGTAAAGGAGCTGAAACATTTACAAGTGAAACTCCTAGTGAGCAAGTAAATAGATATTATGACGAAAAAATAACTTCTGATTTATTTGATAAAAAATCGGATGATGTTACGGCAAATGACCTAAAAACTTTATTAGGTCCTTTAGGATTTAAAGTAACAATACCTTACAATACTGCAAATAAAATATATCTTAATAAAGAAGGTATGGAACAAGTAACCTTGTACACTAACAATGATAATGCTACTGACATTCAAGCTAATTTAGATTTAATTCTTAATGCAATAAAGGGGAATACATCTGAAGCTGAAGCTACAGCACAGCAGAGCTTCTTAACTGACCAAGTGGGAACAATTACAGGTGAAAGTAAAGCAGGTGCAGTAACAGGCGGAGATAAAATATTTGAAGAAGAATAAGCAATGAACGATAAACTACAGCAGTTATACGATTTATATTTAAACGAAGGTCTTCTTACTGAAGCTACTTCTTTTGAGGTCTTCTCTCAGGCAGATGAGAATCAAATAAATTCACTATACGAACTCGGAAAAAATCAAGGGTTATTTGAAACAACTACAGTAGATATTTTTTCAGGAGCTTGGGGAGATGTTGCAGAAACTGTAACAGTCGAAGAGGATGAAAAAAAAAATCCAAACTTCAGCAATCCCGACAACCAATTACCCGAAGGTACACCCTCTTCAACTTCAATTTCAGAGGAGTTCGACATCAATTCTCCTTCGTATTTACAAGAACCTAAAACAAGTACAAATCCATTTACAGGGACTATTCTTTCAGACCAAGAGGTTGATGAGTTTCAAGTAAGTAAAAATAACATTACTTCTGATTTAACTTCTGACAGACAGGAAGAAGATGTAGTGGCTGAAATGAACTATAAGTTTGGAGACTATGGTTTTCAGTTTGAACAGACAAACATTGGTGATGCTATGAATGTCAAGGCTGCTAATGGAAAAGAAATAAAAATCGTACTAGATGCATTCGGTATTCCGTTTGTTAATGAAGACGTTGGTTTATTTGCTAATAAAAGAGCCAAAAAATTAAGAGATTTCTTAGAGGCAAATAGGGTTGAGTCTGAAAAAATATTTTCAGAAAGAGCTAAAAATCAAGAAAGAAAACTTAAGAAAATTCAGAACATGGATGAACTTAAGTCTTTAAATACTTTATTTAATTCACAGGTAGATAATTTTTCTACAGATGTAAGAAACTTTAGTCAAGAACAACTTCGTTTAGATAAAATTTATCAAGATAATTTTGTGGGTTTAACACCAACCGAGTTAGCTAACAGCCAAGACTATGCTAAATATACCCAACTAAAAAATAATTTAAATACAGAAAAACAAAGACTTTCTCAACAACAAAAAAGTTTTCAAGTTAGAGGCAGGGAGCTTAATGCGATAGCTGCTGATTATTATTTAATGTTAAAAAAAGCTCAAGGTGGTTACTTTGATGTGGCAGAAGGTATTGAAAGACTAGGCTCAACTTTAGAAGAGGGGATAGGAGGAATAGTTTCAGGTACTGCAGGGGACTTAGCTGCTTTTACTGTAGATAAAATAGAAAGAATAAGAGGAACATTTAATGCAAGTGAAAGTAGAAGGGCTGCAGATGAACACATAGATTATGCAACGGAACTATTAATAGATAATACTGATGGATACGCATTAAATTCCAATTTAATATCAAGTCTAATGGGGGACGGAGATACGTCTGCTGATAAAGAGGCTATTTCTAAGATAGATAAATATCTAAAAAAAGGTAAGTTAAATGTTATAGACCAAGATAAATTAAAGTTTGAGCTTGATAAACTTTCTCCTGAAATGTTACAAGTGGTCTTAGAAAATACCGTAAATAAGGATGGGGATGACCTTCATTCAGCAACGGAATCTATTTTTAGAAACACTTCCATGAAAGCTGTACAAGAATATGAAGATACAGAAATAACTAGGGAGATGCCGGGGAGACCTAATATTTTACAGACAGAAACTGTAACTAGTTATGACAAGGCTAAAAGCGCAGCTTTGGGTGATGCTAATAATTTTAATCGGTACACGGGTATGTTAAATAATATGGATTTAGAGTCCGGATTAAGAGACAATATTCGTACAGCATTAACTGTTATTTCGGGCGAGACAGATGAACAAGCAATGACTCGTAAAATAGTAAAAAACGAAGGGTCGTTTATGCAAAAAGCTTTACATGGCGTGGCGTATTCTGTCCCTGCGTTCATTGGTCTTTACAAAACAGCAGCAGAAAAAGCTATAACTAAAGGTGGACCATTGGTAGTTAGGGCTTTAAAAAAATATGCTTCAGATAAAAATAATGTATCCCGAACTGTAAGATTATTAGGTCAGTCCATGGATGCCCAAATGGGTAAGATGGCAAACAACCCAAATTTTGATAACATCTCATTAGACGAACAACGAACTGTCGCTGTGCCTGTAGGTATTGCAACAGCCGTATTAGAAAACATAGGATTTAGAAATATAACTAAAAGTAGTCCGTTTGTTCAGAATATGGTGGTAAGAGCTTTAAACAAAATGGGTGCTGTTAAGAAAGGAACTGAAGGAAAACTTTTATCAAAACTTATTCGTGAGGACGTAAACAATTTAGTTGGAAGAGGCTTACTTGTAATTGGTGCAGGTGGAGCAGCAGAATTTGAAACCGGTGCTTTACAATTTGTTGCTGAAGATTTGTCAGAAAGAATATACAATTTCAATAAAGAAAAACAATATTTTCAAACTCCCGATTCATTTATGGGTTATATGGGAGAGCTTTTATATCAAGGAGCTCTTGAAGCTGTTGGAGGAAAAATAATGGCTGTACCAACGGCTATATCTGCTATGGCTTCAAACCCTAAAAATTTAGACTTGGTGACCGATGAAGCCTTCGAGATGTTCAAGGGAATGTTAGGAGAACCGCAATATAAAAAGTTTTTTACTACGGACTTAAAGCAAAGGGTAGCCGACCCTAATGATGAGCTAACTCAAAAAGATGCCGATGCAATGCTAGAAACCTTTAATATAATTGAAGGGTTAATGCCACAGGTCCCCGGGGATTTGAATTTGCAGCAACAACGATTAGCATTAAGCTTGGTAATGGAAAGACAAGCATTAAAAACTGAGATAGAACCTTTAGCTCCGGAGTTAGCACTAAAGCAAACCGCTAGAATCGAAGAAATTACTGAACAACTTAAAGACATTACACTCCTTGCCAATGCGGAGCAAGATGCAGCTCAAAAAGCTGAGTCAGCAATCCCTGAATTTGGAGAAACAAAAAGTGAAACTCAAGAGCTTCAAGAAGGAGATGAAGTAACAACTCAAGAAGCAGAGGATTTTGCATCAGCTATTGGAGATGAAACTGAAAGTAGTTCGACTACTAATAATTTATTTTTTAACAGAAAAGGGAAACCTAAGCGTAAATTAAATTCTAAAAAGCAAGGTGTTAGAAATCAAGTTCTTAATGCAGCGACAAATATTAGTAAGGCTATAACAAAAGTTTTACCTGACACTAAAATAATATTACACGAATCAAGCAAAGAGTTTAATAAAGCTACCGGAACTAACGGAAGAGGTTTCTTTGGATTTGATGATAATGTTATTCATATAGATATGAATAAAGCTAATACCTCTACAGTATTTCATGAGGTCGGTCACGCATTTATATTTAATACTCTTGGAGAAACCAACACCGCTAATGCATTAAAAACATTATTAACTTCGGCTGAAAAAGGTCTTGATAGTAATAGTTTGTTGGCTAGGCAAATAAAAAGATTTGGACAAGCTTATGAATCGCAAGGAGCTACAGTTCAAAACGAAGAAAGATTAGCCGAACTTTTTGGGCAACTAGCTGCAAACTACGAGACATTAAATACTCCTACCAAAAATGCTGTAGTTAACTTTATTAAAAAAATTGGTAACTCTATAGGATTTAATTTTGATATTATAACAGAGCAAGACTCTAAGATAATAGAAATGTTAAACTCATTATCAGGTAAGGTAAGAGAAGGTAGAGAAGTTTTGGCAGAAGATTTATCTGTTCTAAAAGATTTAAGAGAAACAGGTACAGAAAATATAGGAAACCCTACAGAAATTACTAAGCCAAAGGGGGGGAGAGAGCAGAGGAATATAAACTTTAAAGACTCCTATCCCAATTCATTAATATCTTCAAAGAATAAAATTGACATCAATAAACTTATAGATGATATTGTAGATAAAAAACAAAAAGTTTGGTTTTGGAAAGCTGACCAATTAGGTATAAATCCAAACACAGGTATAGATGGTGGACCAAGTTTTGCTCTACAAACACCCGGAGATATTTGGGCAAGTAGTGTAAATCCTACTGCAATAGAAAAAAATATAAATAAATCTGACTATATCTTTATTATTAGTGGGTCCCCAAAAAGGATGCTGCTGTTTAATAAATCTGTATTTGATAATGTAATTGAGACATTACCTTCGTTTGAAACTTTTAAAACTGAAGCACTAGAAACTAATCCGGTAAAAGCTATAAAAGAAACATTAGAAAAATTCAACAGTTTTGAAGAAATAAAAGATAATGGAGACGGTAAGGTTAGAAAAAAATTCTTAATAGCACACCAAGAACAATCAAATAAAAATACTAAATATGCTCAATATGTTAGGGATAACGGTGGGTTTATAGAAACTGAAAGTTTGATTGATGGATTCTTTAAAGAAAATGGGTTTGAGATGAATGATATTATGTTGGTATTAAAACCAACAGGAGTCAGAGAAGGTTCTAATCACTCAACATATTCTAATACAATTGAGGGAGAAGTAATTGGTATTCCCGACAAAGTAATTGATGCCTTTAGTATAATGCCAACTGTTTTACAACAACGTGCAAAAAATTTAGGCAGGGTGCAACAGGGAGAAGTTATAGCTCCATATGGTTCCGGAGTTAAAAGTATATCAAAACCCACAAGAACTAGAGGTAGAGAGCAGAAATCTATAGAACAAATAGGAAGATTCTTTAACATGAATGATTCAGGCTTTATGCCATCTGTTATTAATACTTCTGAAATTAAAAGAATGTTACCACCATCTGTAACTTTAAAACGTGCTAGAAGTGGGTCTTATTACTTGTCAGGTCCAAGAGGTAAAATAAACCCCTTTTCTCCTAGAGGTAGACAACAAAAAGAAATTGTAGATATAATTACTGAAGGAAGGGATGGAAACTTTAGAGATGAAGTGATTAAAGATTTTTTAATTAGAGTTAAAAAATTCCCGGCAAAAGTGGTTAATGATTTAATGGAGGTATCAGTAGATATTTTTGGTACCCTCCCTAATAGTTTCAGAAATTTACAAGACGGATTTAAGTCAGGTGTCAAACTATATCAAAGAGCAAAAGCTTACGAGCAAAAATTAATTAAAGCAAACTCAAAGAAAAAAGTAAAACTTACTGAGCAACAAATTGCAGACCAAACAATAGAATTTTTAGAGAAGCAACCTGAGTTTAAAAAAGAGGGTGATGGCAGTAAGTCATTAACCACAAGACAAGCAGCTATGCTTTATGAGTTTCAAAAAAGCGTTGGTACAAGACCAAGTGAAAATGTACAAGAGAAACTTACTGAAGCAAGGAAACTTTTATTTGCTAGAAAAAGAGGCGCAAGAGATTTACAAAAAATAAAATCTGCACTAAGAAACTTTATAAGAAAGTCTTTACCAAAAGATATATATACTAGGTCTGAAGTTATGAAGCTTGTAAGAGCAGTTACAAATGCACAAGAAAATAATATTGAAAATATATTTGATGAGGTAATTGAGTTTGTAACAAAGAAAAATAACACTCGTTTAGAAAAGACTATAGACAATATTCTTAATGGGAAATATATAACTCGTGTTGGTGGTAGAATAAAAGCTGCGAAGGTTAGTTTAAATATTAAAGAAAGAATAGAAAAAATTAAAAATGACAGACTTAATAAATCTGCTACTGCTGAAGATATAGATAAAGAAAACGAGGCATTAACTAAAGAGTTTAATTCTATTAACCAAAAGTCTGTAAAAACAGAAGGAGATTATTCTAGAATGGAGGACATAACTCTTCTTTTAAATCTAAATAACTCTCTACAGATGGAGGACACCAATGTAAATAAAACAGGTGCTTTAGATACGTCAGCAAAAATTCTTGAAGACATGATTGTTTTAGGTAGGACGGAGTTAAAGCAAGAGTTAGAAGAGTCTAATAAAAAGTATAACGAACAATCTTCTATAGCAATAAAAGAAATAACAGGGCAAGAGGTTGACATGGGAGATACTGATGCTAAGTCTCAGCTTGATTTAGATAATGTTAAAAGGCTAAACGCAAAACAAAACAAAACTAAAAATGTAATTAAAAAATTTATAAACCAACTCACTAGCAAACTCACGCAATTCTTTAATGAAGCTGAAGCTTTAGATGGTTTAATGGATTTAGTTTCTAAATTACCGGGAGAAATGTTTGGAGGTAAACTTCAAGAATTAGTATCCAATCGTGTTGATGCATCAAGTAGAAAATATAAGCAAAGGATGATGCAGCAAGAGGAAATACTAGACCAAAAGCTTAAGGAAATATATGGTAAGAAATGGAGAAATGAAGTTAGGTCACATAATAAAATAACTAATGACCCTACTTATGTATTAGACCCTGCTGCTTTAGAAAAAGCTCAAAAAGATTTTGATGATAAAAAAATATCTGCCTATGAATTAAGGCAGGTTATGAAAGAGAATGAAGTTTATTTAAGTCAAAATGAAATGGCATACTACTACAATCTTTACAAAGACCCTGCAAACAGAGCATCATTTGAAGCTACATTTGGCAAGGATTACTCTAGAATTATGGAGGAGATGGAATCTAAAATGAAAGACGGTGTAAAAGAGTTTGCTGATTGGCAGGTAAATGAATATTATCCTTCATTGTATCCTTATTATAATGAGGTATATAAAAGCTTGTATAGAACTAATATGCCATGGAATCAATATTATTCCGGTATGATATACAGACAAGGAGTTGAGCAGGAGTCTATAGATTTACTGTCTGATAAATCAGTTTATAACACATCAGTAGGAGCTTCATCAACAAAGTTTAGGGTAAATAATAATTTACCTATTAGGAAAATGAATTCCATGAATGTAATGTTTACTTACTTAAGGGACATGGAATACTTCGCCGCATACGGTGAGACTATGAGAGATATAAATAAAATATTCTCTAACAAACTAGTAAAAGATGCAATTAGTTCTATTCACGGTAATTATGTAAATCGTTTGATAGACAATATGATTACTAAAATAGCAAACAAAGGTGTGAGAAATAGCCCTGCTGATAGGGTTGTAAACTCCCTTAACAATATGTTTATCATTTCTAGGATTGGATTGAACCCAACTGTTATGATAAAGCAGTTAACATCTATGATTACATATGCTAATGATATTGGCTACGCTAATTGGTTGAAGTATTCATTAAAGAATATACCTCAAATAAAGAAAACTTTTAAAGAAATTTCTAAAAATTCTGTTTATATGCAGGATAGAAACAGACAATCCATAACAAGAGTTATTGAGTCATACTCCGAAGCTAATATGGCTGAGTTTGTACCTAATCAGTATTGGGATTTCTATGTTAACTTTGTAATGTACACTACTAAGTTTGGTGACAAGGCTGCTATTTATTTGGGAGGTATGCCTAACTATTTATATTATAAAGACCAAGCTTTAAAACGTGGATTAAGTGAAGAACAAGCACAGAAAGAAGCCGTGCTTAAGTTTGAAAAAGACACAAAGAGAACACAGCAGTCTATGGACTTACAAGATAGGGACTACTATCAAACTGCCGGTGCTTTACAGAGAGGTTTAAATATGTTTATGACTACTCCTAAACAATACCTTAGAAAAGAAATACAAGCCACGAGAAATTTATATCGAAAGGTAAAGGCATGGGATTCTAAAGCAGGTAAGGGAACATTAGGTGAGAACCTTAGAACATTTGCTACTTATCATGTTTTTGCTCCGGTATTATTTCAGTACGTTTCATTAGGATTGCCCGGAATATTAAGAGGAGTAAGAGATGATGATGAGGAAGATTTGTTAAGGGCTGCAATTATTGGAAACTTAAACGCATTATTTATTGTCGGAGACGTTGTTAAAATGTTAGCTGATGAAATACAAGATAAGGGTTTCCCTATACAAGCTAAAAGTATTGCTCCTTTGATGGTAATGCAAAGGTTAATTCAACTTTATCAAAGATATGATAACACAAAAGACCCTGTTAAAAAACAACAAAACTTTGAAAAGTTTATTGCAGAGCTAACGAGTGTACCCGGAATTCCTGCTACACAACTCAAAAAGTTTGTAGACAACATGGATGATATGGGTAAAGATGGGGACATTGGTACAGACATATTGAGATTACTTAACTATTCTAAATATCAGATTGAGGGTCCTGCTAATAAAAAGTCTTCAGCACCCAAGACAACAATCGAAAAAAATATTGAGTATCAAAAAGAGCAGAAAAGAAAAAAGAAACAAACTAAAAAGCTTGGTGGCTATCAAGCACCGAAAAGATAATGCCTTTTAAAAAAATAGGAAAGAATAAAAACGAGAGTCCGAGTGGTAGGATATTTACCGATGCGCAAGTCAGGTTGTATTATGCTACGGATGGATTCAAAAAATCCCCTAAGAAACCTAAGGGATTAAGACCATCTAAAAGATACGGAGGTTAAGCCTTCTGTTGGTTAATAAAATTTGAAGTAACGAAAAGTCTTTTGTTTTGGATAATAAATCATCAGCTCTTGGTCGTTGACTGCACCCTCTCTAGGCTTCCTTCCGCCCCACCTTACTTCACCCTTTATCTCAGTTGGTTTGCCATATATAATGCCATCATCACACGCCCATATAATAACAGGATTCAATCTTTTATCACAAAGCTTTACTACTTTTCGTGCTGCCACAGGCAACGGATATGCTTCTTCTAAAGTCCTGTATCTACCCTTAACCTCTGCGTAAGCAATTAGTTTCCCGATTTTATCATAAACTCGGTAGTCTACATCGTTAGGGTCTAGTTTTTTATAAGACCCTTCAAACCTGTTTACAAAAAAATCAATAGCTTTTTTTTCTCTAGATAAATCCTTATCGTTTTCAAACCTCATTTTGAATGTATTTCTGCATGACACCTGCTGCATAAGCACACGCATTTATTTATTTCTTTTAAAATAGTCTCTTTAGAATATCCTTTTGAACCACCATCCGCTATACAAAATTCTTTATTGTCTTGAGTGTGGTGAAACTGTAAAGCATTTACTGAAAAGTTAGGGTGGGTATCATTTGAGTAACCACACATAGTACATTTTAATTTACTTTTTATTTTATTTAACCAATCTCTGCGCCCCTGCCTTCTTTTAATTTTATAAATTCTTTTGCAATTCTTACATAAGTTATCCATTATATCTACACCGGCTTTGGTTTTTCGTCCACCTTTATAAAAGTTGTCGATTGTTTTTACTTTACCACAGCTTCTGCATTTCTTAGATTTCATCTTGCATAGAATCTGAAAGGGCTTTAAGTTTTTTTTGAAATATATTTATAGTATGTTTTGTAACCTTGTATTCTTTGTCGCAAAGACTTTCATATATATCACAGTTAAGCCCATTTAATTCATCCATTAATAAATTAATGTGCTGAATTCTTTCTTGTTCAAGGGCTGTCATTTATTTTTATTTATCCATAGCATCTAATAACCTTGACCCAAGTTCTGAATCAACAGTTTTAATAGCTCTATATATTTTTCTTGAATTTTTTTTAACTTCTATTCTTTCGGATTTAAGAGAGTCACTTCCTAAATTAGTGTATTGTGAGCAATCTATTCGTAAGAGTTCATCTGTAATTTTTCTTACTGACCAACTTTTAAATTCAATTATTTTATCTATATCTGATAAAGTATAACTCATTTGATTTAGTTTCATACAATTTATAATTTATTTTTTAGTCATGCAACTCCTGAGAGTTTTTTTTTAATTCATCATATGCAGACTCAAGCTCTAAATAAGCCATTCTTAAATCTGTAATTGAGTAATCTAATACAGGGTGGTTTGTAGATTCAAATAAGTTTTTACACCTTAAATAAGACAACTCTAAATCTTTTTCTTGAGCAAGAAGCCACGGTGCTTTTTTTATAACATGAATTACGGTTGCGTGATTTTTACCTAGGAACTCACCTATTTTACTGTAGCTTCCACCATATTTTCGTGCTATAAAATAAAACACTAATCTAGCATTGGTATATATTATTTTTCTACTCGGGCTTGATATATCAATACCGAACTCTGTATCTACTATCTTTTTAAGATAATTTAGATGTGTTGTTGTTCTTTTCTTCATTTAATTTAATTGTTTTTTTTTCATTATAATAATCTAAATACTCATCAACATCTATTGATTGTATGTCTAAAAATATAGGGGGCTCCCCATTTTCCCTAATGTATTCTATTTTAAAAAAATATGGAAAAGAAAGTGCATTTGAAACACCTGCTATTTCTTGAGTCCAATATTCTTGGGACGGTAATTGGTCTACAACTCTATCTACTTGGGTAGCAATTTGCATTCCTAATTTTACGTCCAACTCTCTAATTTTATCGACAAACCAATCATCAACTTCGTAATGTTTAATCTCCCCTATATACTTCTGTCTTTGCATATTCTTTCAGTTCTTCTAACCTAAACTTTTGTAATTCTGAAACTACTCCATTCGGTTTTTTACATTCTACAAACAATACTTCTGAGTCCTTTGGTATAGCTATTAAATCAGGGATACCATTCTTGTTAGTTACTGTAAGTTTTATTACATAGTAACCATCTTTTTCTAGTTGTTTAATTCTTTTTCTCTGTATTACCTGCTCTGTCATTCTTATAATCTATTAAAAATCCTATAGCTACTATAACGTTCATGCCTAAAGAACAGAACAATTCATACAAGTCATTAAAACTATGGATAGAAAGGTGTATGTGACCCACCACCCAAAAAGGTACAGCTAAATTTTGGCTTATCCACACAAGTAAAAACTTAATAAACCTCATATTACAAAGATAATAAATCCTTTTTGAAATGATTTACCGTGTAATCTTTCTTATTAATTACAGTTTTATATATATCATTTTCTATTCCATCTTTTGCAAAGACCCAATAAACTTTATTTTTTAATCTCTCTTTGGTAGTCATTCGGTCTTTAGATTGCCAATAGGAGGTAGCTGAAAAGTCTATATTATAATACACTAAACACTCGGCTTTAGATAAACTTATACCTTCCCTCCCACTAACAATCTGCAGAGCAATGTTTTTATTAGTAGAATTAAACTCGTCAAGCTCTGTTGTAAGTGAACCACTATACACTTTTTTCAGGGCTTCAAGCTCTTCTTTAAACTTATAAAAAATTGCAATCTTTTGGTTAAAAAAATGTTCTTTAATAAAATCTGCTTTGCTATAATCTATAACCATGGAATTTCCTGATTCAAACTTTATAGTTCCTGAATACAACTGATGTAGTTTGCTCATAAGCTTTACAGGTGTGTCACCTAAAACTACGTCAGGATTTCCTCGAAGAACTTTATGTAATTTAAATCTTTTAATCATGGAGTAGGTTGATTTTAATAACTCCACTTGTAAGACTTCTTCTGTAGTTTCAACTTTAAAACCTGCTTGTTTTTGTGTGTAACTTATAGTATATGGTTGCATGGTTCTTAAAATACTTGGCTTACCATTACTATAGTCATTGATATATAATGAATTAATTTTTTTACGAGATACCTTCACATAATCCTTAGAGAAAGCGTAAAAGTTTTTAAAGTGATTAAAAGGATTGGTAGGAATACCATAGACCTGATGATACATTTGACTGTATGATTCAGGAGAAGGAGTACCTGATAACAAACAAACAGCAGGGTCGTACTTATGTATAAAATCTTTCACAGCTTTGGCTCTCTTACTAGGCTTAGGAAATGCACCTAATCCATGGGCTTCATCTAATATTAAAAAGTCACATCTTTTTACCATAAGCTTATGCATGGACTCATAATTAATTACGTGAAAGTTAAAATTAGGATTTAATAATTGATAGTCTTTTGTTATAGAAGAAATGGCTTTCTTTTTTGTAATAAAAACTATGTCTTTAAAACCGCAGGAACTAGCAATACCTAAAGAGGTTAAAGTTTTACCTGTTCTAACCTCCATAGCTAAATATACAAACCTATATTTATTTACAAGCTCAAGCCCTTTGGTTATTATTTTTTTCTGATACGGTCTCCAATTTATTTTCATAGTGTTTTATAGTGTTTATTATTCTTATTCTTATTTCTTGGTCTTCAATTTCATTATAGACAAACTGCATCTTAACTGTAGCTTTTTTTCCTCGTCCTTGCTTTACCTCATGTTTTTTAAACATAACTTTTTGCAGTAACCTTGCTTGTTGTAAAGATTCTTGGTTATTATATCCTGTCGCTGCGTAATCAAATATGTCTTTCATCAATGAATTTTTTTATTACCACGCATTTTTCAAACTCTTCTTCCGAAGAAAAAAAATCTGTCATATCTAAAAGTAACTCAATAGAAATAGGCTTAGATGGGTGGTGTAAAAAATAACTACGCCCCTTTTCCATGATTGATTCATATTCAACATCATTAAATAAAACATCGTAAGAATTTCTATATGCTTCTTCAATATTTTTTAAGTCGGAAAAATCCCTCATATCAATTTGGTTTGAATGTTATTCTCTTCTTTTCTTTTTATTCTTATCCATCTACCTGTACCATCTCTTCCTTCTTCGGGTGTTAACCCTGTTTTGTAAACTGCAAAAGAATATATCCATTTGTTAAACTTTATTCTTGATATAGTCAATTTAGCCTTGGGTCCATAGTCAGGGTATTGTTCTATAAAATCAAAGTAACAATCTTGTAATGAAATTCTTCTGTCTATTTCAAGCTTTTCATTTTCTGTTGTTCCGTTTATTATTCCACACCATTCAATAAAATCGTGTGATGTTTCAGCAGATAGTTGTCTAATCTTTAAATTTACAAATTTACTTTTAACTAATCCTTTTGATAAATACAATTGTAGACAGCTAATCATATAGTTATCAAACATACACCATTCACTATCATCCCAATCTCCAAACATTAATTTTCCAAAATCATCTAAAGGTGAAAAGTTTTTGTTATAGAATTGGTGCAATTCCAATTCCCACTTTCTTCTGACAAAAGAATTACCTGCACCCTTTATAGCGTAGTTTGTAGTGATAGCTATCTTGGGGGACTTACTAAATGGTATCTTGATTGCATCTTTGTTTTTCTTTTCTAGCGTTAAACCTTCTGTTACTACACTAAACAATCTTTCAAAATCAAAAGCTTTTTTAACATCATCAAACACAAGTATCTGTGTGTCTGCTGATACTAATTGATAAGCAAAACTTCTTTCAAAATAAAAAGATTTACCATCAATTGTAACTACCTTTTTCATTTGTGATAAAGCATTCATAAAAATACCCTTGCCTGTTCCACCCTCAGGGTTATCCGAAATAACCTCATCATTAAGTATAACGGCAGGACAGTAACTTAAATTCTTATATCCATGCATAAAAAATCCTATCGTGCTTTCCATTGATGCCATCCTGTCTTCCTCGTTCTTACAAATGTTTGAAACAAACTTCTTATAATCGCTTTGTAAAAATTCACACTCATTAAAGTTTCTATTAATAACATGGTCTTTCCATACATACCCACCTAAATCAATATAGTCTAAAACATTTAAAGAGTTCTTAGTTATTTTGATAGCACAATTTTTGTAATATAAATAAGATGTAGATTTTGTGTCTTCAATAAAATATATATCTATGGTGGATAGTAAAGAAAGAAACTCTTCACGAAAAAATCTTGTGTTGTCAGCAAAATAATTATAAATAGTTGGGTCATCTAATTCGATTAAGTGATTTAAAACAAAATCTTTTATTTGCTTTTCATCGGTGTGGTCAATTAAATTATTTGTAACCTTAACAAATACATAGTTTTTACTTCCTTCAGGACAAAACTTATAAAAGCCATTGTCTTCTAAAAACTGTTTGAATAAAATATGTACAACTTTGATTACGCCTTTATCACTTTTAGTCCAAAACTTTTGTTCTTTATTTTCTTCATCAACTCTTTGAAGGACAGCTTCAATGACCTGCCCATCTATACTTGTTTCAGATAGCTGAGATTTAATTTCTTTTTTAGATACCCCACGCCTGAGTTTTACTTTAATGTTATTTATCCTTTCATCATCTTCGTAATACTTGGTGCCAAAATTTTGTGTCTGTGCATAAGCACTATCTATAGTTCTATTTATTTCACTAAGCCCAAAATCTTTTGTTTGGTAGTTGCTTAATACATAGTTGGCTAAAGATTTATTTATACCATAATCATTAAAAGCTGAAGCTAATACAAAGACATTATTATTTCTTTGCCCTTCCACCATTGGATATTTTTTTACCCACCACTTGGTAAGTATCTCAACAATTTTATTTTCATCAGTTATTGGTATCGTTGGAAGGTCTCGTAATGTGTGTCTTTCTTGATACTCTTTTTCTTCTATTTTATCCCAAACACTTGAGTTTTCATTTATATATATTAGTGGGTCGTAGCTTTCGTAACATACTCGTGATACATTTTTGCAAGTAATGTCAAAGTGGGGATTATCAAAATGTTTTTGAAGTGAATTAAAATAATTTACATGGTTGTCAGCATCATTAGGTATTTTCACCAACACCTTCAACCCTTGACCTGATGGACTTATGAAAGTAGAATAAACATAATTATTTTTAGTAAGGTTTTCTTTGTCCTGTAATAATTCTTTGTTCTTTTCGTAGCCATCAAAATCTAAACATATTATTCCTGTGTGTTCTTGAATAGAACTATCGTTTCTCTTATTAAAGATACCTGAGAAACATATTGCAGGTAACATCTTTTTTAATTCGTTTCGTTCTGTTTTTCTTTTCTCTGAACGGATTTGTTTAACTAACTCTTTTGTTGCACCATTTTTAATCCGATTAAGTATATGTCCAATAGGTCTATGAAAAGGCGTATCGGTTTCTTTAATATTTTTAAATATAGTTATGTGTTGCTCTTGCATTTAATTATAGTGGTTTAAAAAAGGGGTAGCCGAAACTACCCCCTGATTATTTAAAATGGTAAATCAGCCCCTTCTTTTTCAGGAGACTTTTCTGTAGCTGTTTTAGGCACAAATGTATCAAGTTCAATGTAAAAGCTTCCACTTTTAGCCTTATTACAATTAAGGTTTACCCAACCCCCTTTATGATATTTCTTCATAAAAGCAATTGCATCGTCAACTTTAACACTTATCCTTCCAACAACAAAGTCGGGAGCATTTTCTCTTCTTTTGAAAGAGAAACCATCTGCAAAGATTTTTTCATCATTCGCCATAGTTTTTAATTTTAATTTTTTGTTCCATTAGTTTAATAGTTGAGGCAACTAAATCATAGTAGCCATGGATATTGTCTTGCTCCAACGGAACTTCAATAACAAAACTCGTCCTTTTTCTTTTTTCCTTTATCTTACTATATAACTTGTTTAAGATAGTGAAGGTCAACATCTTTAGTTTTATTTTCTCCAAAGAATTCTTTGTAAACCTTAAGAGCCTGTTCCACTTTGTAAGCACCCCTTTCATAACTCTCGTCAGATAATTCGTACATTCCCAACACTTGTGTAGACTTATCAATAACAAGAAACAAAATAGGCTTACCGAAAAGCTCACGATAAATATAACCTTGTGAATCATAATTGTAATTATAAATACTGTTTTTAAATTTCATTATGTCACCACTTGTCTTCAAGTCAATAACATAATCCTTATGAACTATATCAGCCTTCCCTTTCCACAATGCACCCCCATCGAACTCTCCTATGTTTTTGACACTTGGAACTTCAAATTGGTTTTCGGCATCCTGTATAAGCTCGTAGAAATCTAAATGACTGAGCATAGTATCGCACCATTTATCTACCTGTTTCTTTTCAGAATCAAGCATTGCATAAGGCACTAAATTGTCAGCACAAAATTCTTTATATGCTTTAGAATTTCTGCTATTAACATTTGCTATAAGAAAATCCTTTACTTTTTCAGGCTCAAGTATTTTACAATGAAAGTATCTTCCTAATATAAATTCTTTTCTATCAGGCTGAGGAACACCAAACATTTTTGGGTTCTTCAGTAAGGTACTAATATCGGAATTACTTATAAATTGCTTACCAATCCCTGAGTAATATTCTGTATCAGATTTAAGAAGATTAATTACTTTTTTAGTTACTTTTTTCTCCATCCTGTAGTGTTTTCTTTATTTGGCTTTTAACTTTTGTAGTTACATTATATTTCTTAGATATATTATTTATTATCCATTCCAAACCTTGTGATTTGTTGGAAGCCACGTATCTTAATACATCAATCATCTTTTCATCATTAAGCTCCATCAATACAGTTTTATTAGTAGAAGTCTTTTCGTCACCTGATTGGTTAGCAATAGCATTCTTTACCTCATCTGCTGTAGCTACGGAACTGTCAATTCCTATTCCAAAATTACCTAATGCTCTACCCCAAGCTGAGGTCTCGCAGTTCTCTACATAGGATGTTTTGTTTATGAAGGTACTACCTTTTTCTTCTTCGGCTAATCCTGTTGCTAAGACAACTCCATCATAAATAATTTTTGCTTGAATCAAAATGGATGTATCTGTTTTTTCTATAACTTCAGATGTTAAAGAATAATTTGGGTAATTCTCACGAAAGTATCTTAGTCTTTCGTTTACTTCGACATACTGTCTGCCTTTAATGTTTACTGTTTTTAATTTAGTCATTTTTTATTTTATTTAATTTATTACTAATATAATTGTATTTACTTAGCACTCGTATACGTGCTGTTTTAAGTGATTGTACTTGTTTTGGGTTTCTTTTGGTGTTGACTTCGTTTCTCATGGACACTTCTATTTTATTTAATCTGTGTTTGCAATTCTCCAAAGCTATTTTATACACACCATATCTCCACCCACCTTCAAAAAAATAATTTAATTCGTTAGTTAACTCTTCATAATAATCACCACCTCGTGTAGTATTATATATGATAATATCATTCGATTTGGTGTCGTGGACTATTTTAATTCCAAACAATGTACGTGCAGAATAATTCTTTCCATCTAATGCACAGGCATAATTATCATTCTTAGCCTCAAACCAAATATGCTCTAACCCTATCAAACTACTTCATTAAAATTTAAGTTTTCAAGAACCTGTTTATAATCTTGGTCGTTTTCTGATAACTCTTTAACCATTTGTATGCCATGGATAATGCTTGAATGTCCTATCTCGTAACCTCTACCATGCATAAAGTTTTGAATATACTTTAGCTTCATAGGTCTGTGATAGCACAGATAATATATTAAATGCCTTGCATCCACGACCTCTCTTCTCTTTGACTTCTCAAAGATTTCATGTTCGTGTAAATTAAACAGGACGGCTACCTGTTCAACATATGCATCAAAGATTTTTACTTTCATGATTTTATTTATTTTTTATTTATTATTTTGGTTGGTTCTCCAATGGGGGATGTTCCAAGTTCGTTATCATCACAATCGCAAGGCTCATTTTCTTCCCTTTCCAAGCTGTCAAGCCATGGGTCTACACTTTGAGCTACTGCATCAGGAATATGGTCAACATATTGTTCCTCACCATCATTCCATTTAAGGCGAATTGTCCAATGTGTTATCGTTCTTTCCATATTATATATATTTTACTATGTCAGAAACTTTAACATACCAATGCCCATCTTTTAGCAATCTCTTGCACTCATTCCAAAATGTAGGTTTCTTTCTTAGGAAACCTAATTCCATTCCTATATTAAGTTTTAAATTGATGGCTTCAAAGAGTTCGTCTTTACTCTCAATTAGAGACTCGGTATCATCGTCATATAAAACATATAATTCAACGGCTCCTGAGTCGTAGAGAGCCTCGGCTTTGTCGGTGACAATCCACCAACTAAACCCATCGGATAAGGTGTGTAATCTATTCATAGTGTTTTAATATTAAGTTAGACAAACTTACAAAATTATTTAGACAAATCCAAATTTAAAGACTTAATTGCTTTCACAATGTTGTCCTCTATCCGTAAAAATAATTCCTGTCCTAAAGCTGTGCTTTCGGTGTAGAAGCCGTGGTCTATAATATATTTATCATATTGCTCTGTTCCTTCAAGCTCTAACATCATCTCGAAAAACAAATCAGATGACAACTCTTTAATCTTTTCGTTTACTAAATCTTTCATATTTATATATTAAATTAAAATTGCGTTTTAGGTTCTGTGTGTTCTCCACACTCGGAGCAAATATCTGTCCATTTGATTTCTGCCCCACAACATTCTGACTCTTCCATATATATATTAATTTAAAGGTGTCCCCCTGTTTTTAATTCGTCACATTCGTATCTCCATTCGCTATCCGAATCTTCATCCATTCCCTTATAACTATTCAGACCTGAACCATATACATATTCTGATGTACTTATTTTGTTGTCAATCTGCTCTTCATATAGGTGAGGATTCCATTGTAAGTAATCGTAAATTGTGGTGAACTTACCGCTATCAATTAAGAAATGCTCAAGGTCATCCTTGTCGATTTCTATTTCTACCTCAGCAAATTTGTGGTAGACACTACGTTGTTGAATTTTTACTTTCATATATATGTATATTTAAATTGTTTTGATTTCCATTTCTTGTGCCAATAAGTATACTTGGAGTCCTGAGGTCGCAAGACTATAATGCGACCCCCATTCTCTTTCTGCACACACAACACATTTGTATTCAGCTTCTTGACTATCATTAAATTTTATTTAAAGATTTCCATTATTTGATTTAACTTATCTTCAATCTCGTTATGCTTTCGATACAAGTCTTGAACATTGAAAGCACTCATACGAGCATGGTCTATAAATTCTAATAATATATGTGGGTTGTGTTTGCCTGTACCCCCAATACTCCAAGTATCTAATTTGTGCTTGGTATATTGGATGTCATAGGTTTTCCAATCATATATTTCAAACCTACCTGTGTTACCTTCGGTATCAGTTATCTCAATGACCCATGTCATTTGAACTTTGTCATCGCCACTCCCAAAGTAAGAGGGACTGCCAAAAATAAATTTCAAATCACTATGGTATATATTAGTTAAGCTATCTATTTTATGCCCACCTTGAAAGGTTGCATTAGCTTCGTCTTTCGTGAGAACTTTAATGGTGTTCCCTTCCCATTTTGTTGTTTTTTTCATAATTCTGCTTCAAAATTTAATTCGTTTTCCATTGGGTTATTATCAAACCATTCTTTGATTTGTTTACCCATACGATAATCGGCAAATTCCATCAAGTCTTCCTGACTAACACCATATTTTTGACAAATGTCATCATTATACCCAACTTCATTGTCGAACATCTTAGTTACTCTTTTTATACAACCTGTTTGCTCGATGGCATTTAACTCCTTACATATATCTTCATAGCTGTCTTCTTTGTAGACAACGTAATCAATATAATTAGATTGTTGGCTTACGGCTCCAAACCTTTCACCTGCATCGCTGTTTTGGACGGCAAACATAAATTTTCCCTCTATGTCACCTGTGTAATATCTACCCATAATTTCTATTTTTTTTAATTAATTCCTAAGTTTATTTTATATTCATTCGCTACTTTTTTTAATAAGATTTCGGTGTAGTATTTTTTATCTGTTGTCATCTCTTCAACGAAACCCTGAACGTGCAGATACTCTATGGCATCCATTACTTCTGACTTTGTTACTTTATTTATCATTTTGTGTAGTGTTTTTAAGTTTATACTGACTATGTAGAAATTGTCTACATAGTTTCGCCATAATTTCAATGGCTCATCAGAGTATTTATTTATCTCTTGACAATTCGTAAGCTGTGTCGCTATTATCATTGCATTCAGGACAAGGAGAGGTGTTGGCAAACTCACTTTCGTAAGATGATTGCCAAACGACCCCTTCTCCATCACACACATCACACAAATCTCTTTCCTGTTCCCACTCTTCAATCCATTCGTCATCAAAGAAGTAGTTAGTATAGTGGAACTCGCCATCCATAACAATATCTTTAGCATACGTTTCCATATCGTATTTATCCATGAATAAGTTTTCAGGGTCAATATGTTGTTCGGTATCAAGATGTAGCCACCCTAATTCGTGACCATTTGTAATCATTATTTTATCAAAAATGTAGTGTTTCATATGTGTAGTGTTTAAATGTTCGACAAGTGTACGACAAAAATTCGACATTTCCAAACATTGTAGTGTTTATATATTATAATTTTTCTTTTTGATTATTAAATCTATCTGCCCAACCTTCCCAATTATCATAGGTTAATTTTTGTTTGTCGGTAACCTTATCTAATTTAAGTAGAGTATCTCCATAGTCACATACATTAAACTGTATGGTGCTTCCTGATTTAAATACTAAATCTATCTTTCTGAAGGTGTGGTTATATTTTGCATAACCTTTCTTTACAGTTGCTTTTGGATACTTGTCTTGCAACAATTCCTTAGCCTTATTGAATGCTTGTATTTCTCTAATGTAAGCATTGAAACTCCATCGGCTATCATTGTTAACTTCATTAATCTTTTTAAGTAATCCTTGTGCAGAGTATTGTCTTTCACTACCTACGACACTATAACACGTGTACTTTCCGTTCTTTCTTTTTGTGGATGAATAACCTGTAGCGTATGCATCAGTTGGTGTAATCCAACGCCACTTCAAGAATGGTGTTTCAACATTAGCCCTGTTTTCGTAGCTGAGGCATTTAATTTTAACATATAAATCTATACTATGAACAGTAATAGTATACTTGGTATCGCCTAATATATAACTATGCTCCGTTTCTCTATCCTCTTTAACTAACTTTAGATTATCACCTTCAACCCAACCTGCATCAACAAATGCCTGATGTTTAATGTTTTGTTCTTGGTTGCTCTGCGTACCTGACTTAGCTATTTCTTTGATAGCTTTAAGACTATCTGTTGGTATCGTTGGCTCTATCTCTTTGAACTCTGAAGTAATCTCTTGTTGGTCATACGAACTATTGAAGTCTATTTTATCAGTCTTCAATGAGTCTTCAATGCGTTTGATTAGTTCATTTATTCTGTACTTAGATTGCCAACCTAAACCACTATCATTGGTATCAAAATCGCCATAGTAAAATTGGTCGGTAAACTCTTGGCTTTTTCCGTCATCAGTATCTTTAAATACTGCTACTTCATATGAGATGTAGTAATTATAACTATTAGGTTTGAAATAATTGAAACTCTCTTTACCTGCCGTTGAATACAGACCTTGACCTGCTACAACTGATAGTTCATATTGACCAATGGTCAACGTACCTTGAACACCCTGCTCACCAAGAGCAGAATGGTTTTTCCAATTTATATCTTGGAAATCGAAATTTGCTTTTTTCATTTTGATTTGATTTAATTAATATTTATTATACCTGAGACCCCTAAGGGTCTTTCGTGCCATTTCAGGACTACTCATCAGAGGTATTAGTTGTCTTCAATTGGATACAAATCTTCCCATCCATCTACAGCATTATTGTTATATACTCTTGGCTCCTCGTATGGCTTTTGTTCGTAAGACTCCACCCAAAAATCTTGACCAATGTTAACACCTCTTGCAGTAAATTCCCCCCATAATTTTATGCATTCATCTGCCTCTTGCTGTGCTTCTGCTGATGTTTCAAATTCATCTTGCTGAATTGAACAATAACCTAACTCGTCTACTGTTACTACTTTGTACATTGTTTTCATGGTATATATATATTAAATTATAATTCTAATCTTCTCTCCTTGATAGCATCACAAAGAATTTCTCTGTAGTCTTGGCTACCCCTGTTGATGGCTCCTGCTACATCACCATTTAAGACGGCAGACATGAAGCCACCTTCACTACTTTTCATGTGAAATTTCATGGTCAATTCATCGTTGTCCATTAGGTAATATGCACACCTTTGACCGATGTGCGAGTCTGTGCCTTGATATAAGGCTACAAGCATTTGATACCCCTTGAATGAGGTGAGATATTCGTATTGGTTTGAGTCATCCTTACGGCTTAAATAATGCGGTGTATAGCAATCGTTTAACTCTATTTTTAACTCGTCTTTCATTGTTAATTTTTGCATGATATATATATTAAATTATTATTACTGTTTCGTCCTTTTGGACTCATCAGGACAGATACACATCTGCCGACAGGGGAGGTCTTTCGACCCCCCATTTGGCTTACTCCCCAAGGATGTAATCTACTGCCTTAGCTGACTTTGTCAGGGCTGATACAACTGCTTTCGCATCTTCCTTTTCAACTGCTGAAACCCATCCGTTGATATAGGCTTGGCTGTTGCTTTCGTCATCTCCACAGTCTGTGCAGATACCTGCTACACCTGATAACACCATTGCACCACTCTCAGCAATTAACTCCTCAAAGGCGTAATCTTCTCTGCTCTTGGTCAACATCTTTGCTGTGGCTACACCATCTCTGTTTAGCCTACTTTCGTGACCTGTGCTGTGAACCATCTCGTGAAATAAAGTTTTATAGAAGTTATCAGCATTTTTGAATTGGCTCATTAACGGCATTACTATCCTGTCTTGTGATGGGGAGTAATATGCTCTGTCTCCTTCTACTTCTTTGATATCTAACGCAGGGTTATCCTTCTTGTAAACAGATACAATGTTTTCTGCTGACTCGATAGGTTGAACGTCTTGGTTAGTTTCTTCGTGTGGTCTCTTAGGAGTTAAACCTGTGCATTGTGCTATGTTCCATACTCTGTAGAAACGAAGATTAAAGTTTGTAAAAATGTCACTTTCTTTGCATCCCTCTGCTTTTATGCATTCTCTCTTAGTCTTGTACCATTTCCCTGTACCACCTTTCGCTGTGTAACTGATTAACCAAAAATATATATCTGTACCGCTTTCGCCTTTTTTAACCTTACCACCTGAAGCACCAACACTCTTGAAGGTTGACCACTCGTTGTACTCATACCCTTTGTCGGTCATCTCAGCGTT